CAAGGTCGGCATACCCGCCGGGCCTACTCAGATGCTGATCGAACCGCAGTTCGTTGCTCAATTTTAGGAACCTGTGATGGCTAACGACGGCAAATTCCTCAATATCGACAGCACCACCGGGCTTCCCAAGCAGGAGCAGGCGATCAACACGTCTGCTGGCGCAGGCGACGCGGACAAGATCGCCAAGCTGGACGCTGCCGGGCGATGGTCAACCACGATGATGCCGGTCGGGATCGCCGCCGAGACCGTCTCAGTCGTCACCAGCGAGAACCTTTCGGCTGGGAACATGGTCAATCTCTACGATAACGCCGGAACACTGACCGCGCGCAAGGCCGACAATTCGGCAGCGGGCAAGCCAGCGGACGGGTTTGTCCTTGCAGGCACGACATCGCCAGCCGCTGTGACGGTCTATATCGAGGAGTCGCTGAACACGTCGGCCTCCGGCCTGACCGTCGGCACGGACGTGTTCGGGAGCGTGACGACCGCGGGCCTCGCCACCAGCACGGTCCCGACCGGCGCGGCCAAGGTCAACCAGCTTATCGGCAAGGCGATCTCGGCAACCAGCTTCATCTTCCGCCGTGGCCCGCCGATCACGCTGGCCTGATGGCGGTTCGCAATCCTCTCGTCCTCGTCAACGGGGTCTTGGCCGAATTGCCTTCGGGCGATACAGTCAACGGGGCTGGCGCATCTTCGGGGTTGGCACTGACCACGGTAGAGGCCGATCTTGGCTCAACCCCCCGTTGGTCAGGCAAGTTCACGATCACCGGAGCGGGCATGACGATCGGCAAGCCGGTCTATATCCAACAGGCGATAGGCCCCTACACCGGCAAAGGGACTTTGGCCGACGAGGCAGAGATGGACCAACTCAATTTGTCGGCAGGCGTGGTAAGCGCGGTGGCGATCGACGTTTACTGGACCTCGAACACCAAGGCCGCGGGCAACTTCAAGTTCAATTATTTCATAGGAAGCTGACATGGCACGGATCGAAGGCAGCACTGGCTCTCTTGCCGAGGTCGATACCGGCTCGCTCGCCCAGCGGGTGTCTGCTCGTCCGCAGCGTGTCTTGGCATGGAACAACATCAACGCCACCACTGGGTTGGTGACTGCGGCTGCGGCGGGCGGCACTCTGTTCTCTATCCGAAACACAGGAACCAACCTGGTCCTGATTAAACGGCTGGGCATCGGCGCAGTTTTGACCACTGCGTTTACGGCTGCACAGTTGGTCGATTTTGCGGCAATGATTGCGCGCGCTTGGTCAACCAACGACAGTGGCGGGACAGACGTAACGCCGACAGGCAACGATGCGAAACGCCGCACAAGTTTGACCACTCCGTCAGGCATCCATATTCGCGTGGCAACCACGGCGGGTATGACGGCAGGCACCCGGTCGCTCGATGCACAGGCGGTAGGCCGTCACGTCTATTGGGGAGGCGCGGTTGGGGCGGGCATCGAGATGGAGCCTTACAACCTGCTCACTGCCGATCAGCCTGGCGATCTGCCGATCGTCCTCGCGCAGAATGAAGGTGTGGTCGTTACGAACGTGACGCTTATGGGGGCGGCCGGAGTGCAGCGCGTCTACATCCATTGCGATTATGCTGAAGTCACCCCGACCGACTTCGCCTAGCGCCAAGCGCGAATAGAAGGTATCAAGCACCATGACCTTCAAGCAGGCCACCTCGGGCGTCGAGATCGTCAACAACGGGCTCGGCATGATCTCCGAGAGCCGGATCATCTCGTCGTTCGAGGACAGCGGCCACATCGCCACGGTCGCGCGGCGCTGGTACAAGCGGGTCGTGGCGCGGCTGCTCGAGATGCACCACTGGTCGCTCGGCACCAAGCGCGACAGCCTCGTCGCCGTCACCAATACTCGTGCGGGCGAATGGCTCTACGCCTACGCAGCGCCTGACGACATGGCCTTCCCCGTCGGCATCTCGGTCCTCAACGGCACCAGCAACGTCAGCTACTACCGCGGCCTCGCCGGGCTGATCGGCATGGTCTACGGCAAGCCGATCTTCCAGTTCCATAAGGGGACACTTTTTTCGAACCTCACCGGCGACCTCGAATACGTCAGCTACGACCTGACCGAAGCCGACTTCAACAACACCTTCGAGGACATCGTGACGACGATGCTGGCCTCGCGCTTCGCGCTGGAGATCGCCAAGAACGCCGAGTTGAGCCAGGACCTGGCGCAGCAAGCGAACAACGCGATCAACGTCGCCATAGCCCAGAACCTGAACCTCGGCAGCCGGCAGTACGGGATGCTGACCAGCGAGGCGGAACTGGCGCGCGGCACGTTGTACGGCGGAAGCTGGGACTACTTCCCACTCCCGCCAGGGTACTGATATGCCCACGATCCCGCTGACAAACCTGAGCAAAGGGGAACTCAGCCCCGAGCTGCAAGCCCGCATCGACACCGCGCAGTACGGCGCAGGCGCGAAACGAATGCGGAATTTCATCGTTCAAAAGTACGGCGGCGCATCGTTCCGCCCCGGCTTCCGGTACGTCGCCGAGGCCGACACCGCAGTCAGCACCCCGCGCTACCTGCCGTTCCAGTACAACATCGAGCAAGCCTACATCATGGTGCTCGACGAAGGATTCATGCGGCTGCTCGCGTTCGGCGGGGTGGTGATCGAGGACAACCTGCTCATCACCGCGCTGACCCAAGCCGCGAACGCGCGGGTCACCGCCGCCTTTCACGCCTACGTGCCGAGGGACAAGATATACTTCCACGGCGTAACCGGGATGACCGGAATCAACGGCCGCACCGGCACGGTGCTGACGGTGATCGACGCCAACAACTTCACCGTCGACATCGACACCTCCAATTTCCCGGCGTTCATCTCGTCTAGCGGCACCGCGCGCGTCGGCGCTCCGGCACCGACCCCTGCGCCGACACCTCCGCCCGTGCCTCCTGCGCTGCCCGCGCCTCCCGAGACTGGTGGTGGCGGCGGTTCGGGGTCGGACCTCGGTGAATACGAGCGGCGCTACGACGACGGCACCTATTACTGATGGGCGCCGCGCGCATCTACAAGGCGTTCTCGCCCTACCCTTCGGCGGCGCTGGAGGAGATCGACTACGCCCAGACCGCCGACGTCGTGTACACCGTCCACCTCGACTACCCAGTCTACAAGTACACCCGCACCGCGCACACCAACTGGACCTCGGTGCCGGTTACCTTCGGGCCGACCATCGCGGTCCCCGCGACGCCGACCGGCGCTGCCTCGACACCCAACCTGACGGGCTACATCGCCACCGTCTACAACTACAAGATCACTCGCGTCGGTGGCGACCAGGAGCAGGAGAGCCGTGCGTCGGCGCTGCTCTCGCTGACCAACGACCTGTCGCTGTCGGGCAACTTCAACACGATCACGCTGCCCGCCTACCCCGCAGGCACCGACCGCACCATCATCTACAAGGAGCAGGGCGGGGCCTACGGCTACATCGGCGGGACCGACGGGCTCAGCTTCGTCGATGGCAACCCGCAGTTGCAGCCGGTGCTCAGCGACACCCCACCGCTGGCGACTAACCCGTTCGACGCGGCGGGCAAGTACCCCTCGGCGGTGACGTTCCACGACCAGCGGCTGATGATGGCGCGGACCCGTGACTTGCCCAACGCGGCGTGGGGCAGCCAGCCGTCCGACTTCGAGAACATGGACTTGTCGCGCCCGGCCAAGCCCGACGACGCGATCAGCTTCGCGCTGGTCGGCGAGCGGGTCAACTCGGTCAACCAGCTCGTCTCGATGGATGACCTGCTGGCGATGACCAGCAACGCGATCTACGCGGTCTACGGCGAGCAGTCGGGCAGCGCGCTGACCCCGGCGTTCATCACCCCCAAGCGCCAGAACAGCCGGGCGGCGGGACGGCTCAACCCGATCGTCATCGACGACGTGGTGTTCTATCGCCCCAACAAAGGATCGTCGATTCGCACGCTGGGCTTCCAGTTCGAGGTCGACGGCTACAAGTCGAACAACATCTCGATATTCTCACCGCACTTCTTCGCCGGGTTCGAGATACTCGACTGGGCTTATGTCGAAGATCCGTACTCGGCGATCTTCATGGTTCGCAACGACGGCGCGCTGCTGTGCTTCACCTGGGAGGCAGAGCAGCAGGTGTGGGGCTTCTCGCTGCTCGAGACAGACGGGCTGTTCAAGCGGGTCGCGGCGATCAGCGAGGGTGGCTACGACCGGCTCTACGCGCTGGTCGAGCGGACCATCAACGGAGTGACGCGCAAGTTCCACGAGCGGCTGGCGCTGCCCCATGTCGACGACATCACAACCGCGTGCCACCTCGATTGCGCGATCACGCAGGTCTACAACCCTGCGCGCAACGTGATCGACGGGCTGTACCACCTCGAAGGCGAGACGGTGGCCTGCTACTACGACGGCTATGTCGAGACCGGACTGGTCGTGGCGGGCGGCACGGTGACGCTGCCCAACGGGTACGCGGCATCGGTCGCCACCGTCGGCCTGCCGTATGTGGGCGTGATCGAGACGCTGCCGCTGGTGTTCGAGTCGCGCAGCGGCAGCCGCCACGTCGACACCCAGAACGTCAGCCGGATGGTAGTGCGCTGCATCGACACGCGGGGCATCGAGGTCGGGATCACCGGCACGACGCTCGAGGCGGTGACCGAGCGCGAGGGCGGCGAGATCGGTCTCGACGACGTTCACCAGCGCGACTACGAGGTCTCGCCCCCCGGCTCGTGGGAATCGGCACAGACGCTGACGATCGAGCAGAACCAGCCACTGCCCGCGCACATCACCGGCATCTTCATCGAGCCGCTGGTGCGGGCGATAGGCGCGCAGTTGCGCCTCGTTTTACCCTATCGGCCAGCCAGTGAAAGGCTGGGCGGGACTCGAACCCGCGCTAAACGGAAGGATTGGTTACCACCCGGTGCTTCTCGCCACCCGATTGCTCGGGCCATCACCTGCCAGCCAACCCTTCACAAGCTATCCGACGCTCTCGCTCCGCTGATTAGCGTGTCCTTCCACGCCGCCACAGTAAGTCTATACTAAATGATTGAGGTCGTTCCTGCAAGACCCCAACACATCGGGACGCTCGCCTGCCGCCTCCGCGAGATCGACAAGCGCGAGTGCCGAGCGATGGGCAGCACCGTCAAGGACGCGCTGCGCACCGGGCTGGTAGGCTCCTCGCTGGTGTGGACGGTCAAGATCGACGGCCGACCCGAGGCAATGATGGGCGCCACCCCGATCTCGCTGCTCGAAGGCACCGGACGCCCGTGGATGCTGATGACCGACGTGGCCGCACGCCAGCGCAAGGCGCTGCTGCGGCTCGGGGTGATCTACACCGACGCGATGCACCGCCACTACGAGGTGCTCGACAACTGGGTCCACGCCGAGAACACGACCTCGATCCGCTGGCTCGCGCGGCTCGGCTATGCAGTTGGGGCGGTCGATGCTATTAGGGGCGAGCCGATGCGTCGGTTTTACAGGCAAAGGAATTAGATCGTGTGCTTGCCTGTTGCTGCTGTCGCCGCCATCGCCGGAGCCGTCATCTCGGCTGGCGGGCAAGTCTACAGCGGGATGGCTGCCAACGCGCAGGGCAAGTACGAGCAGCA